ATGACGACGACTACCGAACAGGCCAAATTGGACCAAGCGATTCAACTCTTTCAGAGCGGCAGACTGGATGAGAGCGAAGTGCTATTTCGGCAACTGGCCAATGGAAGCGATGTTAGCGGACAGGCGTTGGCGGGAATCGGGCTAATACGGATTCGCAAAGGCGATCTAGATGGTGCGCATACGATGTTCACTAACGCATTGAGACAAGGTCCTAGCGCGGATGCCCACTACGGTCTGGGCGTTGTCGCAGAGCAACGCGGCTTAAAGGGCGACGCATTGTTGCATTATCAAGAGGCCGTCTCATTGAGCTCTCATGAAGGCGCCAAAAAGCGCCTCTCGACTTTAATTGAGAATATGAACAAGGAACGGCATCGTGATGACAATAGAGAAACGACGGCCTCTCCACCTCCTCAGCCCCCTTTCCCTCAGCCCTCATCCTCTTCGTCGCCATCCTTTCCCGTGTCGGGTATGCCGGGTGGCCTTTACGGAATGCTCGTCGCCGACGCAGCATCTTCTTCTCCCAACGCCGGTTTAAGTCGCGATTGCACTAAATTCATCGATTCCCTTAAGATGGAAAGAAAGGTTAGACGCAGTGCGTATCCGCTTGCTTCCACCACAGTATGGATTGCGCCGGTGGTATTGGTCCTGGGGATATTAGCCTTCAAGGGCGACCCTCGAACACCTCTGATACTGGCACTTTATTTTTTAATTTTTGTTGGTTCAATCTGGTTGGCGGCGATCGCCCGGTACATTACTTTTAGGCGCAAACGCTATACGTTTCGTGAAGGCTGGCTGATTTCGCGAACCGGGGTATTTTTTGTTTCCGAAAAAACCTACGAGATTACACATCTAGTGAACGCCGGGGTAACACGGGGACCATTAGACCAGATTACGGGCAATGGCAGACTAACGCTAGCCTTCGAAAAGCATGGGGAATTGACCTTGCATGGTCTCGCGCCGATTCAAGAGCTCTATGAGATTCGTGACAAGCTAAACAATCTTTCTCGCATGCTCAGAAGTCATCCCAATGTGAAGGGCATAATAGCCTAGGCGTTGCCTCATCAATCGCTTCTCAATTCGGTCGTATTTGCCTGATCGCGGCGTGCTAAGGAGACGGCGCTATTTACTATCATCGTTACCTCATTCTGTTGGGTATCATCCGCGAAATTCAAGCCCCGCAATATGCTATGAGGACGAGCATTCAAAATAACTGACGGGACAGGTATAAACCAATGGGGACACCAGAAGTGATGTTGGTCCACCGTCTCAGGCAGAAGTATCCATCAGCGAAACCCGTCTTGAATTCCCGAATGAACAATGCGAAGGTTTCGCCATCGCAGTGATTGGAGTGACGCGATGGATGACGATGCGATTGAGCGGGCTGCTGTGCGAACACGTCGCCCCCGCCAAGGCGAGGCATTCTGGCGGGAGATGATCGAAGCGTCGCCGGCAAGCGGCGTTGGCGCTCGGCGTTCCTGTCGCGAACAAGGCCTTGCTGTCAGCACTTTCGGAGTGTGGCGCAAAACGTCAGCATGCGACCGACACGGTCCGCGCCGAAGGTCCATTGTCTGTGGCGGAACAGACGTTCAATCCTCCGCGTAAAAGCACGGACCAATGGCTGTTGATGGCCGGCAGCCGCCGGTCGTGATCTCCGGCAACTGGCCAAACGGCAAACTTCGAGCAATACCGTATGGCCCGCTGGTAAACTTGGGCAGCCAAAGCAACTTTTCCCGGTCACATGAGCACGCAACCAGCAGCAGCACCTGCACCCGTCACTCCAATAATGCATAGGTCTTTCCGCCTTATCTGACAAGGCGCTTGTCGCAAAGTCACGCCATGACCTACGCCGACTGAAGAGCCCTCGTCACGCCTCCATCCAAGGGCGCACCTTACGGCGAGCGTGCGTCTAACGACTCTCGACATAAGAAATCAAGCCTCATTGCCAGCCGATTGGCTATCATGCGTGGAGTCGGGGCGTAGCCCTCCAAACACACCAAGCGTAGCCAAAGTTGCATGTCACACAACAACGATCCAATCTCGACAGCGGGGATTACACCATTTCTCAAATGGGCCGGAGGTAAGCGCTGGCTTGCCGAGACGTGCCTCGAACTGTTTCCGAAAAGCTACGGAACGTATATTGAACCGTTCCTTGGCGGTGGCGCCATGTTCTTCCGACTGCGTCCGGAGAAGGCTGTTCTGGCAGATATGAATCGTGACCTGATTGAAACCTATACTGCCATTGCCGAAAACTATCAATCGGTACACCGGAGGATCCGCAAGTATCACGACTTGCACTCCGAGGAGCATTACTATGCCGTACGCGCCCTCAATCCCCGAGCCAGAATCGATTTGGCGGCACGTTTCATTTACTTGAATCGGACTTGCTGGAATGGTCTCTACCGAGTCAACCGCAATGGTCAATTTAACGTACCCATTGGTACCAAGAGCAATGTCTTGCTCGATACGGATGACTGGCCAACGGTCGCAGCCGCCCTACAACGAGCAAAATTAATTGTCTCTGATTTTGAACCTATAATTGACCGAGCGAAGAAAGGAGATATTGTATTTGCTGACCCGCCGTATACGGTCAAACACAACAACAACGGCTTCATCAAATACAATGAAAATATATTCGCATGGCAAGATCAAATTCGTTTGAGAGATGCACTATTGCGAGCGAAGAAGCGCGGCGCGCACGTGTTTTGCACGAACGCCGACCATTCGTCAATTAAAGAAATTTATGAGGCCGATTTCACAGTTAGAAGCATTGCACGGGGAAGCGTAATTTCGGGGAAGGCAGACGGACGAGGAAAAACCTCCGAACTGCTAATTACAGCTTAGACACATAAGCAAATATCTATGAAAATTGAGACCAAAAGCAAGATTTACGCCGCTTTCGCGGCGCGAATCAACATACCCATTTTTGGCCACATCTTTAAATGCAAATGGAAGGACGTTTGGGATTCGTTCGTCGAATACTCGAACAGCCTGCTTTGGTCGACCATGCCATTCTGGCTCGGCGCCCTTGTGTTGTTTTATCAGCAGCAAAACGGCGATAAAAGCTTTGTCGACACCCTCACCGGAACATTTAGGAACGGCGAACTGCTGGTATTCACAATTGGCGCTGTCACTCCAATTACATACCTCACCTTATTTGAGGATCCGAAAGCTGCCTTTCCGCACCGGCTTTCGCTAGGCACGCTTGCGATGTTTCTCATTGTGATTTGCGCCTCGTTGTTTGCCCTCCAAAAAGGCAAAGTCACAACCAAGACTGATCTAATTTACTATACGTCGCTGATATTCGCCGCAGTAGCCATTACACTGCGCTATATTTCGATCCTTTACAATAAAACAAAATATCCGGTCACCACGGAAAACGATCTAGTTAGACCCGCCCAGGTTTTTTTCGAAGAATTCGAGATGGCAACCGACGAAACAGTGTCGACTCAGCAATCTGGGCCTGGCGCCGCTCAGCCTACCGAGCAAGATGAATTCAGCAAGAGGTTCAGTGAAGCAACCTCCGGGGAACCCGACAACGATCGTTAAGGTGCGAGGTTTAAATTATGATCACTGAATCAGAAAAACAACTAATTCTGCAATGCCTCCGCCTAACGCAACCAATGGGGGAATTCTATGTCTGCAAGATCACCGCAAAGGATCTGTGCGACATTACGTATTTCGATATCCGCCGAATGCTCGGCGATCGCGAAATGGATACCTATATTGGTATTCAGCGAAAAATCGACCCCACTCGCGTCGCGGGACTGCAAACGTACGTCAACACGATGGACGCATGCTTTCCAACATCTATCGTGTTAGCCGTTGACGAACAATGCGCCGTTTACGACGAATATTCGTCAACCCTCACGTTAAAAAACGACCCTACTCCCGAAGAAAGGACAGGGCAGACTCTTTATCGCGCCATTGCGAAGGTTATTGACGGGCAGCATCGAATCGAAGGGCTACGCGGCCTCAGAGACGGAACATTTGAGCTTACGGTTAGCATCTTCGTTGGCCTCGATGTCGAAGATCAGGCTTATATTTTTTCGACTGTCAACCTCGCACAAACCAAGGTCAATAAGAGTCTCGTTTACGATCTTTTTGATTTCTCAAAGTTTCGAAGCCCGCAGCGGACCTGCCACAATATTGTGATTGCACTTGACAGGCGCGAAGGTGGGCCGTTTTATCGACGGATCAAGCGACTGGGCAGTGCCACCGAAGGACGCCACGGAGAAACACTAACGCAGGCAACTTTTGTTGAAGCGTTGATGCCATTTATCTCACTACAACCTGCCCTTGACAGAGATCTGATCAAGCGAAACCGTCCGCTTCCGCGAGCAGAGGGCACTGAAAATACAAAACTCATATTCCGCAATCTTTTCGTTGACGAAAAAGATATCGACATCGGCGTCATTCTTTTTAATTACTTCACCGCTGTCAGTCGACGCTGGCCAAACTCGTGGAATTCGACCGAACGCGGGAATATTCTCAATAAAACGAATGGTTTCCGCGCACTCATGGACTTCTTAAGGCGAGTTTATGTTTCCTTGCGTCACAAGAGCCAAGTACCGACCGTGGAAATGTTCTTGGAAATATTCGAACGAATGAATCTACCTGACGGCGATTTCACCACGGCATATTACCCACCCGGCACGAGTGGCGAAAGCGAGCTTAAGAAGGTGCTGCGAGAGCAGTCAAAGTTAGACGAGAATTTTGTCCCACGTCAACGCACCCTGCTTTGATTTTTAGCCCTTGCTGTAGCTAATTTTTTTTCACACTTAAAAGCCCGCGTCTCAGCGGGCTTTTTTTATTTTTGACACTTCATGCAAGTAAGTTGCTTTGGCGCCACGGACATCCTGTCAGTCGGGTGCAGTTGCAACATTGCACATGCGGCTTCAACGTTCCGCTCAGTTTGATTGACACTAATTGACGGACCGCCAGGCCGCCAGCGGCAGACCGCTCCTCCGGAAATGGTAAATTCATACGAAACCACATCTATGAGAGAGCATATGGCCCGAGCCATGATCTGCGTCGGCGACACGACGACGCACGGTGGGCGCGTGCTGGAGGGCAGCGCGACCGCCACCATTGACGGGAAACCCATTGCCGGCGTCGGGCACAAGGTACTTTGCCCGCAGTGCAAGGGCGTCTTTCCGATCCTGCCCGATGCCGGCCGGCGCTACCCGCATCAGGTCGCGGGTCGCGACACCGCTGTCGAAGGCATGAAGACCGCATGCGGAGCGACGCTGATCGCCTCGCAATCATCCGCCTCGCTCGACGATGTCGGAGCCGGAGAAGCGACGACTGGCGGTGCGGTCGCAGCTGCAGCGTCGGCGCTCGCCCCTTCACCGACGCTTTGCCTCGAATGCCTGAAGGCGGCGGCCGAGAATGCCGCGACGATGATCGCGCGCGGATAGTCCATGACCGACACCACGATCGAAGCGTTCTTCGTCAAGCGTCAACAGCAGTTGACCATGCAAGCGCACCTGTACGCCCTCGTCGACGGTCTCCTATACGCCGACGCAGCCGCCGCGTCACCGCTTCAGCGATCGCAGTCAGCGGTCGCGCTATTCGACGGCACGCCGGACGCATCACTGGCCGATGCGGGGCCGTGGCTGATCGACTACGAGCGGGCGGCCGGCACGATCCGCCAGACGCTATCCACGATGGCAAGGGGCTCCACCGGTGTGTCCTGGCTGATCAGTGCATATCCAATCGACTCCCTCGCCGACGAGCTGCGCAGCCGGCTCGACGTGCGGCTTCCGGATGGCCGCACCGCCCTCCTCCGGTTCTACGACGCCCGCATCATTGCCGACATGGCGTCGCTGATGGAATTCACGCAACGCATGCAGTTTTTCGTCGCGACATTCGACTGGCTCGTCGAAGTGAATGGGAAATTGAAGGGAGTGCACCCGCATGATTGAGCTGACAAGCGAACAGATCGCCGGGCTCGCCGCGATCGACGCACGCGGATACGTCGACGGCGTCAGGCGGGATCTCGTCAACGAGAATCCGAAACTGGCCGACGACAACACGCTCCCGACGCGGTTGTGGAATGCCTATCTGGCCGCCCGACGACTCGGCATCCAGTCCGACGAAAACGTGGTGGCGTTTCTTCGGCTCGAGGCGTACAGCCCCAACTTCTACGACACGCCGGCGACACGCACATGGTTGACCAGGCCGGGACGATCCGCCGACGAGCGCTTTCACGATTACCTTCGCGTCATGAAATGGCGCATCGAACATCCGCAAAACAACGGGGGATCTCGAGATGGCGGGATTGGCGGTACCGATAATCGAAGCGGCAGTGTTGGAGCTTCGTCTGGTCTTGGCGCGCGTTGGCGTAGGCTTATTGGGCGGAGCGGCGGCGGCGGGAACGGCGACGCTGCCGGGTGATACGTCGAAAGATGAAAGCAAGGCGAAGCCCGATGTCCGCGCGATTCCTCGCACTGGGGAAAGCTGCAAGAAATGCCCGCCAGAAGCCGGGATGCGAGTACGCCGGAAGCACGGCATAAACTGGAACGCCTACCGCTATCAGGCGCGTATCACCGGCTTCGCGTTCGACACTGAAGAATGCCGCTGGAGCGAGGAATGGGAATGGCTTGGCACGCACTTCGATGGATTCCAGCCCGGAGAATGCATGCTGCAGGAGGCGAAGGGGAATTACGATCAGTTTCTCGACGGGTCGATTCCGAAGGCTGACAAGTGGTTCGAAGGCTTTCGCACGATGGAGGAGCAGATCATCGAACAAGGCGGACTTGCACGGGCGAATCCTCCCGCGCGCCTGACGTGGTACTTCCAGACGCCGTTGACCTATCGGAAAATGGCCCCGCTGCTCTCGCGCGTAGGCGCTCTGTCCGTCTATCAACCGTGATCGAATATGGAAATCAATGCAATGTTCCGGGACGCTTCGATGGCGTCCAGCGACTATCGGGAAATGCTGACCCGAGAGTCACGTCTCGTCGAAGCACTGGCTGCGAAAGAAGCCTTGATGGCGCACGCGAATTGGCGCTTGACTGGCGACTCCCTCGAGGAAGCAAGCCTGTATCCGGCATTTGATGAAACGGGCGCACCGTCAACGCCAGCGCTTGCTGTTCTCAACGAGCGCGGCGGCCGCAAGAAACGCAGCGTATCTCACGCCGCTATCTGGAACGTCGAAGCCGGCGCGGACGATGGGGCCGCGATCTCTTGTTTCGCTTCGGACGCGAAGGTGCTGCCCGATCGCGTCTCACTCGACATAGACTCTCCGCGCTGCTGCGCGTCCAGCAGCGACATGGCAGACATTGTCCGCTCCGTTGTCGATGCATTTCACCCGCTTCTCGTAGAGGTGTCTCCGAAAGGTTACTTTGAGAAGCAGGTGTTCGATGACAAGCCCGGCGTCGGCTGGATGCTGTACCTGCCCAAGGTGATCACGCAACAACAGTTACCGGAGGCACGCGCCCTTATCCCGGTCCCGGCTGACGGAAAGCAAACCGGCACAATCATCGTCAGCGTCACGGACGTACCGTTCTCGATCGACAACCCCGAGCACGTCGAAGCGGCGAATCGGATCGAGATCCGGCTCGTCGACCAAGATCTTCTGCCGCGATACGCGGACATTTGATGAAGCCGGCGCGGTGATCCGTGCCGGCGACACTTCATTAGAACAGTCCGACCGGCTGCGCCGCGTCATCCCAACTGAAGATGATCAGCTCGCTCCGGTCGACGGCCTCGACGCCGACCGTGTACTGAATTGGCACCGCTTCGATGTGGAACCCGTCGAACACTCTTCGGATGTCCGGGTGATCGTTCAGGCTCACGATTGCCCGACCCTGGAGCGAGCGCAGCCGCTCGGCCATCTTTTCGTACTCCGCGAACGGAAACGGAACACCGTAACCCTGCGTCCCGTGATACGGCGGATCGAGATAGAACAGCGTATGCGCCCGATCGTAGCGATCGACGCACGCGGCCCAATCCAACCGCTCAATGAACGCGCTCGCCAAGCGGAGATGAGCCGCTGACAGTTCTTCCTCGAGACGCAGGAGGTTCAGTCCAGGCGGAGCCAGTGTCTTTGAGCCGAACGTCTGCCCCTCGAGTTTCCCTCCAAAGCAACTTTTCTGCAGGTAGTAGAACCGCGCTGCGCGCTGGATATCGGTGAGGGTTTCCGGGACCGTTTGCTTCAGCCACTCGAACACCTGCCGACTCGTGAGCGCCCATTTGAACTGTCGCACGAACTCCTCGAGGTGATGCTGCACGACCCGGTACAGATTGATCAGCTCGCCGTTGACGTCGTTGATCACCTCAACCTTGGCCGGCGGCCGCAAGAAGTACAGCGCCGCCCCGCCCGCGAACACCTCGACGTAGCAGTCGTGTGCCGGAAAGCGCGGGATGAGATGGTCTGCAAGACGGCGCTTGCCGCCGATCCACGGAATAATCGGATTTGCCATTGTGAAAGCCGTTTTAAAACTTGGTGTAGAATCCGGCCCGCCTACCGGTAGGTAGCAGGGCCTTGGCCGATTCACTGGCACAGACAGTGGAAAGGCGACCGGCGAGCGTGTTCGCGCACGCCCTCCGGTCGCCCTGTTTCTCTCGAGGCCGTCCGGCCTCGCATGCCGCGCTATCGCGGCAGATCGACTTGCATCTCGCCCGTCAACGCGTCGTAACTGCGTTCGCACTGCTGGCCGGCGATGCGTCGCTCGTCAGCGATCTTTGCCAGCTCCCCCGCTCGCGTATCAGCCCGGCCGAGCACGTCGGCAAGCAGATCGAGGGCGTCGCCGGCTGACGGGCCTCCGGTCGAAGCGGTGGTACGTCGAGCATCCGCGACGAGCGCGGCGACCTGTCGGCGCAGGCCGTCAGCAGCGGAAGCAGCAGCACCGGCATCAACGCGCGCCTGATCACGTTCTTTCGCAGCATGGGTTGCGATCTCCTGTTGTGCCGCCGATCGGCGGCGAAATTCATCACGCTCGGCCTTCAGGTCGTCGATCTGCTGCACCTGATCTGCGACCGTTGCGGACTGGTCGGCGTCCCGATACCCCTTGAAATAGCCGCCTGCCGAACCGGCGACGACGCCAGCGATCACGACCAGCCAGATACGCGGATCGAACCAGTTCATGTGACGACCTCCCCGCCGGCCGCCCGGTACGCGGCCAACAGATGCTCGATCCGGTTTTCGTGCTGGCCATATCCGGCGCCTGGCAGACTGGCCCACACGTTCGACACCTTCGCGACGGCCTCGCGAAACCGCCCGGCGTCGATCAGCGGCAGCGCACCGTGCTCGCGCAGCTGCTGCAGCGCGTATCGATCCTGCGAGACCGGGCCGAAGTCCGGCAGCTTCATCTGCGCCTGATAGATCCGCCACCAGCGATTGAGGATCTGGTAGCGACCAGCCGCCGTCGACGGCACCGGAATCTGCCGGTTCAGCACATTCGGATGCTCCGCATAACTCGCAAACAGCAGCGGCCGGCTCGCCGTCGCTCCCACCAGCACGTTGTAGCCGTCGTCCGACTTCGCGAGCAGCGCGGAGCCGATTTCACTCACCGCAATCATGTCGAGGAACGCGACACGGTTCTTGCCGCCAGCAGCGGCGATGTCGATTCGTGCCATCGTCACTTCTCCCCAAACAAGCGCTTCGCGTTACGGCGCAGCAGCACCTCGAGGTACTGCGATCCGACGATGCCGAGCGCGCTCCCGAGGCCGAGCAGCGCGATCGGCGGCAGATCCGGGATCTGCAGCAGCGCAATGCCGGCGACCATCGACGTCGCCGAACCCAACATTGCCCGACCGGCAACCAGCCGAAACGTCATTTGCTCGCTTCCGACCAGCACCTTCGCGATACCAATCAGTCCACCCATGATGATCAGCTCCAGAATCGTCTTCTCGTGGTCTTGCATCCCACCCCCGTTGAAAAAAGAAAAGCCGCCCGAGTTGCCTCGAGGCGGCTGCTAAAAACGACCGACGCGCGTGTTACTTCTGCGGTGCCGGCACGACCAGGTCGATCTTCTTTTTCGGCTTCTTGCCGTGACCGGCCTTCGCCTTCCCCTTGTTGCCGGCGTTCAGATCGACCGACGTCTCCCAACTTCGGCCGGCGTACGTGTGCTTCACCGACTCGACCAGAAACTCGCCGTCGGCCTCCTGCTTGAAGCCCTTCAGCTTCACCGTCTTCTCGGCCGCGATATCCGTCCGGCCGCGCATGCGCAGCACGCTCTTCGCCGTATGCCGGTTCAGCTTCTCGAGGCGGGATTTCGCAGCCGCCTTCGCCGCCTCCGGGCTGGCGTACGAATGGCGCTCGGTATGCACCGCAGCGGCACCTGGCGGCGCATCCGGATTCGGGATCGTGAGATCGATCTTCTTGCCGGTCTTCGCGTTGTGCACCTTCGCCCGCACCGCGACGAAGCTCGCCCGATCCGGAAACGTGATCTCGTAATCGGCGAGATCTGCCGGCGTCAGCTCGATCGACGGCAGCGTCTTGCCGCTCGCACTCTTGCCGCCTCCGATCGGCCCGACGATCAGCTTGCCCGCCTTCACCGTCGCCGTCGCGCCGTACTGCCGCGCGATGCGCGTGATGAAGTGCAGGTCACTCTCGCCGAACTGATCGGCACGCGGCACGACGGCGTCGACCGAACACGCGGCCGCCCACTTGTTGCGACGCGCGACGTCGCCGACGATGTCGGCCAGCTTCACGTTCGTCCAGCCACCGTAGCGATGCGTTTTCGAGGTCGCGCGCATGTTCGCCGGCTTGCCGCGGATGACCATCGTTGCCGGCGGCCCGCGCAGCACGATCTCGTCGATCGCGTACTCGCCAAGCATCGACAACCCCTGCCCCTCCCAGCCGAGCGAGATCTTCAGCGTCGCGCCTTTCGGCGGAAATCGCACCTTGCCGTCTCGGTCGTCCAGCTCGATTTCGCAATCGTCCGCCTCGAGGCCGGGTTTGTCGGTCGTCTGGATCCGCAGCACGCGGTCCTGAATGATCCGTGTGATGTCGTCGCCGTTCGCGACGATCTGGAAAATGGCTCGCATCGCCCCTCCCTTACGACCACAACTGGATCGGCTCGTCGCGCGGCACCTCGAGGTCCGGCATCACGATCCACACACCGGATCTGAACGGCTGCGCTTCTCGCGCCAGACCCGGATTCGCCTCATAGACCGCCTCGACGGTGCCCGACAACGTCCCGTAATGCTGGTAGCAGAGCGTGTCGAGCACGTCCCCGTCAGAGGTTCTGAGCGTCTTCGCCATAGCGGACAAACTCCAGGCTGTAGGTTTGTTTGCGAGGCGCACCATCCGACATGATCGCCTCCTGTTCTTCGTCGACGCCCTGCAGATACCAGCGGCCGAGCACGTCGCCCGTGCCGGCCGTGAGCTGGACGGGCTTCATCTTCGCGCCGATCGCGCGCAGCGTCTCGACCTGGCGGAACCCCGCGCCGAGCGCCGGAAACACGACACCGGACAGCGTGATCGTTTCGCCCCCTTGGCTCACCGCCTGCGCGGCCTCCTCGCGGTTCAAGCGCTCTTGCGACGCGACCTTGTACCGGGTCGAGCGCCGCAGCTTGTCGAACGCCGCCGTCGACACGCCGAAATGGAACGACACGCCGTCATCCACCGACAGCGTCAGCAGATGAGGGGTAGAAGACGTTGCGCTATCGAACAAGCCGGAGAGAACCGAGCCGAGGCCGGTCGTCTGCGCGAACGTCTTCAGCGCCCCCATCGTCTTCTCGCCGACCAACGCAGTGAACTGCGTCTTCGCGCCGGTCAACGCCCCCAAGACGCTCTGCGCGGCCGACCGGATCAGCGGGTGATTCGTCGCACCGACCATCTTCAGCACGCTGTTGACAGCCGCGCCTGTCGCCGAGAAGCTGCGCAGCACGGTACCGATTTTCGGACTCAGGTCGCCGGCCACGGACAGCAGGCTGGTTGCGCCTGACAGCAGCTCGGCCGCCGACGTGAGGTTCCCCGTCGCCAGCTTCGTCAGCACGTCGACGGTGTTCTGACTCGCGGCGCGGTTCCGGTCGAACACGCGAACCACCTGGCGCACGCGTTCGGACGCGATGCTCGCCTGCGTTGCCGCCTGCGTCACGCTCGAAACAAAGTCCATGCGATCTCCCCTTACAAATGCGGCGCATCGAACATCGCCGACCGATTGTTCTTCTCGAGCGATTGCGCCATGGCTCGCTGGAGCTGCGGATTGAGCTGCGCGAGCAGCTTGTCCGCGATCTGAGCGTCGGCCACGCCTTCCACCTTGACGTTGAATACCGGCGCGAACTGATTCTGCTGTTCCACCTTGAACGGCCGGGCCTGCGGCGAATCCGGGCTCGCCGCCGCCTTCGCTGCTGCCTTGGCAGCGTCGCTCTCCTCGTCCTTCTTCCCCATCGTCAACCGCGCGAGGGTGGCAAATAGCTTTTGGCCGGCAAACGTGCCGATTGCGCCGCCTACGACGCCCCCGACCGCTGCGCCGATCGGCCCGCCGACGACTGCCCCGAGTGCGCCCCCAGCCTTCGCACCGGCAAAGCCGCCGGCCAGACTGCCACCGATGCCCGCGTACCCCTCGATCTTGTGCGCGGTCGTGTCATCGCCCTGCGCCACCGCATACGCGTTCTTCGCGGCAAGTCCGATCTTCAGCAGAGTGGCGGCAATGGCGAGCTTCCCGGCGTACGGAGCAATACGTCCGGCGACACGACGTAGCGCCGCGAGTGCGCGGCCCCACCGGCCACGAGGAGGTGGTGGCGGCGGACCCGGCGGCCCGCCTCCAGGACCACCTCCGGGACCGCCACCGCCAAAATCTCCCGGACCGCCACCGGCCCCTCCGCCACCCGGAAAGTTGACGACAAACACGCGCTGGACGCCTCCGCCGCCTCCGCCCAACGGATCGAACCCCGGACCGCCGCCTCCGCCGCCCGCTCCGCCCCCACCGGGCCGCACCCTAGCGCCCCTCGAGAGCCAGCGCCCACGCGCCATGTCGAACAACCCGCGACCGATGTTCCACGTCGCACGTGCTCCGCGATACGCAACTGCGGCGCCAATGACACCCGCCACCGCCGCAGCAGCTTTCGGCGACGAATCCGACGCGTCGTGCACCGCCTTGCCCGCCTTTATTGCCCCCTTGCCGACGAGGTCCGTGATCGGCCGCAATGAGTCGCCAATGCTGCGCATCGCGTCGTCCCACTGCTGCAGCACCTCGCTCCAGATCTGCTTCGACGTCGCGCGACGATCATCCAGATCTTTCTGAATTTCCCCGGTGATGTCCATGCCGGTACGCTTCATCTTTTGATAGATATCCACGCCTTGCATGTACCCCGTCAGCGCCGCTTTGACCTGCATGTCGGTGAACAGGTCGCCGGTCTTCATCGTCTCTTCGAAGGCGCGAATCTGAGCCTGCCGCTTCGCCGGATCCAATTCCGCATTGATCTGCTTCGCGGCCACCGCCAGCTGCTTTGCCTTCGCCGGATCGACACGCTCGATGTACGCGCGCGCGAGGACGAACGATGCTTCCATCGTCGACCAACCCTTGTTGATCGCCTCCTTCATCTTCGCTTGGTAGTCGATGCCGGCCTTCTTGTAGTTGTTCTCCGTCTCCCCGGAACCGATCTTCGAAAGCCAGTTCTTCAGGTTGTTCGCCGCCTCGTCGGCGTTGCCGGCCGTCTTCATCTGGACCTGCAGCATCGCGCCGAGTTGCACCACCGAATCCTGCCCCGTGATCCCGAGCTTCTTCATTTCCGCCAACAGCACCGGAAACCACCGGGCCATGTCGACGGATTCGAACGAGCCTTCCTTACCCAGGTACGCGATCGCCTCGAGCGCCTTCATCATCGCCTTGGGGTCGGTGATACTAGCGTTTTGCTGTAGCGCCTGAATCATCTGCGCGGTCTCGACGCTCGACGCGCCCTGACCGATCGAGAACTTCGCGACGGCCGGCCCGAAGTTGAGCGCACGATCGACGTCCATCCCGCCCGCGACCATCTGATTCACCGCGTCGGCCAGCTCGTTGCGCTTCATCCCGTTTGCGAGCGCGTCGCGTCGGATCCGCTCCGACATCGCGTCTTCCTGCGCCGTACGTGCAATGCCTGCCTTGATCGCAATATCGCGGATGATCGCCTGATACTGCGCGGACACGACGGCCGGAATGGCGACGGCCGCCCCAAGCTTCGCCGAATCGGCGGCGGCATTGCGCATGCCGTCCATTCCCGCATTAAACCGTTCATGACCGCGCGCACGCAGTTCCAGCCCGCGAATGGTGCGTCCGAGTCGCGCGTATGCGCGATCGAGCCGATCCACCTCGAACCCGGCCGCACGCAACGCGTTGAGGTTCGTTTCCAGCCTGCGCCGGATCCCTTCGGCTGCGCTGTCGCCGGCCATGTGCAGCCGGCGAAACTCGGCCTGCAGCCGGATGGTCTCGCCGATCTGCCGTTGCCACATGCCGCGCTCGCCCGCAGCCCTGCGCAATCCTGCGATCCTCGAGCTTGTGTCAGCGACCGCCCTGCCGAGCGTCGCCGACACGGCACCGCCGATCACGATGCCAAGTCCAATATCCCGTGCCATGTCGGCCTCCGCTCAATCCCTGTTCAGTCTGTTAGCCACCACACCACATCGTCGAGCGCCATGTCGTCAACCGACTGCGGCGTCGCGTTGAACTCCCGCATCATCCGTTTTGCCAGCGCCTTCACGGTCGCGATTGGAAGCCGGACGAGCGGATCGAAAGGAGCTATACGCACGCTGCATGGCCTCGTAATCGGCCATGTCCATCGCTTCCATGTCGTCGGGAGCCACATCCGCGAGCAGCGCGAACAGGATAATTTCCTGTTGCTCTTCGTCGTCGCCCGCTTGCTTGCTGGCGGTACGCACATCGCGCACCTTCGGTCGGCGCATCACCAGCTCATCGCGAATGACGCCGTCGAATTTGACCGGATACAGCAGCTTGATCTTGGTCGTTTCCATCGTGTATCTCAAATGAAACGGGGCGACTGCATGGCCGCCCCGTCAATGGTTGAAAAGTAACCTTGCCTGCCGCGCAGACCTGCGTTACATGCCGAGCGCTTTGCGCACTTCCGCGAGTTGGTCGACGCCGTCGATCACGCGGATCATGTTGAACGCGTCGATTTCGTGGATCACTGCGCCATCGATCTCAGCCTTGTAATAGCTCAGTTCCGCCGTGTATTTGATTTCCGATTTCTCCCCGGGCTTCCAACTGCCGGGATCGTATTCGGACAGCATGCCGCGCATGATGAGCGCCACCGCCTTGGTCTTGCCCTTGGTGTCGCGAAACGCACCGCGAAAAGTCGCATTGAACGCCGAACCGTCCGACACGCCAAAGTACTTCAGCACGTCGCGCTCGATCGTGGACATCGTGAACGATGCCTGCAACGCCTCCATGCCTTGATCGATCTTGACAGCCACGTCCATGCCGCCCGCGCGATAGTCCTCCGTCTTGAGCTTGAGCTTCGGCGGCGATACTTCGGGCGTACGCTGCAAAAAACCCCGACCATCGACGTACATGCTCAGGTTGTACAGTGTTTCCGGGACCACGTTTCACCTCCTACGATTGGGTGTCGAGAACTTCCGTCAGCCACTGGTTCGTGACCTCGAATCGGAAGATCGGGTTTTCGGCCGGCGGAACATCGGTGAACCGGATATTCCAGTACACCTTGCCCTGCTCGAGCTGCGACGCCGAGTTGAGTTTCGGATCCGGGTAGACCTCGAAATTGATGATCGCCCCCTGCGCACGCAGATCGCGCATGAACGCCTGCAGCCCCTCGGTCACGTCCTTGACGTACGTCGCCGTGATGCCGCGATCGACCGCCCATTTGTGACCGGCTTGAACCGCATCCATGACGATGTCGAGCGTGCGAACGCGTGTCACGAACGACCACTTCGGATCGGCCGACAAGGTGCGGTTTCCCCACAGCCGATAGCCGCCGTCGCGAATGATTGTCGTGATGAACGAGTTGTTCAGCAGGTTCGCGCGGCACGTCTCGTCGCCGTCGAGGAACTCGATCGGGCGCTTGGTGCCGCTGATCCCGACGATCTCCTTGTTCGAAGGCGACGCCCAGAAACCGATCGCCGCGTCGGTCTGACAGAACAGGCCGGCCGCGTAGGCCGATGCCGGTGCGTCGACGTCGGCGTTCGCCGCCGTGTCCCAATACCGCACGCCGGGATCGACCATGTACAGGCGCTTGCTGCCGAAGTTCTTCGCGTACGCGATCGCGGCTTCGTCGGTTGTGTTCGGGCCGTCGATGATCGCGATCGCACGCAGCTTCGCGGCGAGAGAATCCGCCGCCGTGGCGACCGGTTGCTTGGCCGTGTGACCCGGTGCGATCAGCAGACGCGGTTTGAGGTCAAACAGCGACTTGCCGTCGAGCAGCGCCTGCAGGCCTGTACGCGCACCGCCGGCCGTGACACCACCGATCACTGCTGACGTCAGCTTGGCATCGTCCTGATCGGTTGCGACACCGACGGCAACCATCACCGTCTTGCTCTGCTTGTAGATGCCTTGGATCGAGCGCGTGATCGCGCTCGTCTCGCCGAACGCGGCGACCGCGTCGTATTCGCTGGTGATGCGCACCGGCACATTCGGCGCAACCAGCCCCGCGCCGGGCGTGTACGTGTCGACGATGCCGACGACGGACGTCGACGGCACCGCGATCGTGCGCGGGCCGGTGTCGACCAGCACGGTCGTGACACCGTGATAGAAGGATGTAACAGCCATTCAGATCTCCGAGAAAGCCACAAAGTAAAAGGGCCGCTCGAATTTGAGCGGCCCTGCATTGCGTGTGATCGAGCGTGCGTCAGGCGGACGCGATGTCTTGTTCGCTGACGAACGGCGGTGGCGACGGAAGCGTGACGTCGGGCCAGTTCGGCATTCCGCTGCATTCCCGCAGCGACTGTCGATAGCTGAGCAGCATGACGAACTGGTCGGCCGTCAACGTGGTCCCGTTGCCAAGCAGCTTCTCGTCCTGGTGTCGAGCGACAAGCCAGTCGGTCGCGCCGAGCGCCATGTCGCGCTGCGCGCGCTTGGCACTGGCGATTTCTGCTCGCGTCGGCGGCGGTGGATCGAGTGCGACCGGCTCACCAGCGCTGTCGACCACAAGACGCTTGCCCAGCGACTGCGCGTTGATGAGGCAGAGCCATCGTTCGTTGGTGATGTCGATCACCGCTGCGCCATCGGGCGCAGGGCTGTCTACTGTGTCGTAGAAGGCAACGATGTCGCCGCTTGCATCATACGCAGCTTGCTTTTTACCCATATCCTTTACCCCGTCAAATGCCGATCGCAACATAGTTGGCGTTTCCAGCACCGGACGTCGATTGAATCGAGAACGTCGATTTACTGGTTACGGAAATTGCAAAGCCAGTGGAGCCGATGTTTTGCGGCGAACCAATGACTTGTAGTGCAAAGTTCGGAAAGGCCAGCGGGAAACTGAACGTTTGTTGCGCCGCGCCATATGAAGAGTTACCCCACTGGATGAGGAGCCCGCTCGGCAGCCGCTGATAACCGCTCGCGCCGGTCGATGCGCCGAAGGGTTGCCCGACGCGCTGCGTGTACGTTCCGAAGCACTGCCAGTAAGTCCCGCTCCAGACAAGAACGACGAACTCGCCAGCATTTAGCGTGATCGACGACGCAAGGCCCACTGTTGTGTCAATGATTGCATTCCCGCCGTACGTGGTGATCGTCAGCGCGTATTGCGCTCCAGACTTTTGGAACGGAATGGCAGCGCCCGGCTTCAGTCCCGATTCATCAGGCAGTTTTGCCGTCTGATTGTTGCTCGACGCATTGAAATAATGGAACCCGCCGACATCGGCTGCCGTCATCACAGTCGCCGTGGCGGAAATGCCCGCCCCTGTACCACTGCCAAGGCTGAAGCTGCCAAGTTCACGCCGTAGCGCCTCCATCGTCGCAATGCGCGTCGTCGCGTCGAACTGCGGCGGCGTTGTCGCCTTCGGCGTGCCCGTGAAAACGGGCGAATCGATCGCAGCCTTTTTTGCGATCTCGTTCATGACGGTGGTCGCGAAGTTCGGATCATTCCCCATCGCATTCGCCAATTCCTTCAGCGTGTTGAGCGCTTCGGGCGACTGGTCGACGAGGTCGGCCAACTTCTGAGCGAGATCCGCTTTCGATGCGTATTGCGGATGCGGGTCGAGTGCTCTCGCATGCGCATCCAAGCTACTTTGCCCCGCTTCGACCTGCCCCTTCAAATACCGCGTTCGATTCGCCAGTTGCTTGGCTTGCAGGTTATCAATGCCTTCCGGTCCGCCCTGCACCGGATCCGAAGTCTCAAGCTGATAAACCCCGTCTTCCCATTTGTCGAATTCAACGAGATTCGTCATGTTCCAATGCTCCCTCTTGTGTACTGCCCGTTACGTTGCGCGACGCCGTTATGGCGGATCGGTACGGCCGTGTAGTCCAGCATTGCGAGCTTGCTGCGCGCAGGCGCATAGCGCTCGATCGCCTGCCAGAGCTTGTCCGCCTGATCGCGCGTGATCGGCGCACCGAGTTTCACGATGTACTCAGCCCATGCGCTTGCCTTGCCGTGCAGCTGATCCCCGTTTCGAATGATCGATCCGTCGCGGATACGACCGCTACGCCCCTCGATGATCGTGACCTCGCCAAAGCCGAGCCGACGAATCACCTCGCGCACCGCCCACGGCGTTCCCTTTTTCCGGTGCAACGCCATCGATCCCTTGATCAGCGCCCGCCGTGCATCTTCCGACTCGGCCAGCTCCCATCCATCGACAGCGAGCGCCCACGCGAGCCAGGGCAACCATGTGGCGGGACAACGATCTGCGTCCCACAACGTGCGCAGGATCTCCACATCGACGCTCGGCCGCAGCACCTTTGCCAGCGCCGCCTCGAGCGGCGTCTGATTCGCCGGCAGTAATGGTTCACGCATCGTCGACCTTCATATCGAGCTGGATGGCCGTGCAGTGCACAAACTCGCGGGGACCGCACACGACGTTGGAAAGGGGTGCCGCGAGATCGAGTCCCGTCACGCCGCTATCCGGCGCGTGCAGCGCTCCCTCGATGGCCGAGCGCGGCATGCCGGCGCGCAGCCGCCGCGACCTTGCGACGACCCGATCCAGCACCTTGCGTCGCGCAGTCAGCACGATGTCCGGATCCGGCCCGCTGCCGACATGGATCGTCGCGTCGATCGAGTACTCGATCTTGATGGCCGGCTCGACCAGCACCGTATCGTTGAGCGGACGGACCGTCTCCGGCGTCACGGCTGCTCGCACAAGATCCAACAGCGCCGGCTCCGGCACACCGTCGCCTTTCGCCGACATCACCGTGAGTCGAACCGTCCCCGGCTCGGGCCGATCGACGGTAACGTCTAGCACATCGGCCGACGCCCCAAGCGCCAAGGCCCGATACGAAGCCGATGGACCTGCGACGGTCGCCCGCTCCATCGACATCTGCGCGCGAAGCTTGAGCCGTTCGTCGGACTCCAGCTGCGGAGCAATCGGCGGATCGGCATCCGGGTCGCCCGGATCGGCGACGGCCCGCTGAGTGTCGAGCAGCGCCGCCAGATGCTCCAGGTCCGCCCCCGTCGAGAATGCGAGCATCATCGCTCGCGCGGCATCGTTCACGCGCGCGGCGGCCCGGATCTCGTCGTACGCCGCCAGCTCGATCAGCTTCACGACCGGATCCGACTCCAGCGCAGCGGTCCAATCTGGATAGATCGATTTGAAAAATTCGAGCTTCATCTGGTACGCCGCCTCGAAGTCGAGGACGTCGACCAGATCGGGCGGGTCCAGTGAAGCGAGATCGATGATCGTCATGTTGGTACCTCGATTTCAACGGCCGCGCCGTCGTACTCGCCGCGAATCGCGAAGGTTACTTTCCCCTCGACGACCGACCGCACTTTGACCTGCGCGAGCTTGATGCGCGGCTCCCACCGTCCGATCGCCCGTGCGGCTTCCGCCTGCGCGGCCGATACCCACCCACGCGTGATGGGAAGGTCGACCATGAGCGGGATGTCCGACCCGTAGTCGGGACGCTCGCGGCGGCTACCCTTGCGCGTGCCGAGGATGTCACCAAGGCTCTGCTTCAGATGCGCGATGCCGCTGATCGGGGCTCCGGTCCGACGGTCCATGCCGACGAGCGCTCCCGACTTGCTCATCAGCGTTCCTCGAGGCGCTTGAAGTCCGGATGCGCGTCGAGATACTCGATATGCGCAGCGCTTGTCGCGGCCACTTCGCCCGCGAGAACATGAAGCACGTCACCGCTCGGAAACACGATCACGCGACTACGGAACTGCGTGTCGAGAAACGTCGCGCTGGCTGAGGCCAGCGAAACTGCGGCCTGCATGGTTTCCTTTCCCATAATGGCTCCCTCAAAAGAGAAGCCCCGCCGAGGCGGGGCCAAGTAACTTTGCGAACGGATGCGTTACAGCGGCGACGACACCGGAGCGCCGTCGCCCTGTTCCATGTGCGAGTGCCGCAGGAACGACTTGCCGCCGATCTCGACGTCGCCGGTATAGCGCGCACCGCCGTTCACCTGGACAGCCGGGCCGCCAGCAGCGCCGCCCTTGCCCTGCATCCCGCCGTTGAACGTCAGCAGCTTCTCCGTCGTCGTGTTCCCGGTGAACGTCGAATCAGGGATATCGCCGAGCAGCTGCTCCGTGCGCAGCGTGACGCCGTCCGCACGCAGCTCCAGCTCGGTGCCGCCGATGCGAAACACGATTCGGCCACCGGCAGGCACGTCGACCCGGTACTCGTGGCTTCCGTGGTCGTACACGGCGGACGCACCGTCCGGGTAGTCCCACGCGGTCTCAGTCGGGCTGCTGCGCGCCGAGCCGCCGTGCTGGTCCGAGTAATAGCCGGGAATCGCGTACGCGCCCGGCAGGTCGCCGGACGGCGCGAACATCGTCGCCTGCTCGCCGGCAGACGGCGGACGCCAGAAGCGCACCACGCCGGCCGCGGACGTCTTCCACGGCATCCAGTCGCTGATCCAGTCGCCGATGCGAACACGGCACATTGGCGGCTTGTAGCTGACCGCCTCGATGGTCCCGTGCTGCACCATGCACGCCATGCGGCGATCAATCTCGCCCAGCTCGTAATCGCTCATGCGCCCGCCTCGTTTCCGTTGGCCGGATCCCAATACTGCCCTTCGTTGCCGGGGCCGATGTCCGGATCCACACCCCACTGGATTGCCGGTCCGTCCGGGATCTCGCCAAGATCCATGCCGAGTCCGAATTCGTGCGTCCACTCGACAAGCCACACGCAGTAGGTATCGAGCTGCGGCCGAAACGGATCTTCCGCGACCTGCACCACCTTGCCGGGCGTGATCGGTAGATCCCACGTCTGCATGTGGACGGCCATCGCGACGCGGGCCGCCACCTCGCGCACCGCCAGCTCCGCGCCCTCGTCGATTGGATCGAATACGACACGCGCCTGCATGCGCGCAATCAGCGGCACGTCGCCGGTTCCGTCGTCGTGACCCGGTTCGAACTCACTCAGTTCGAGCGCGATCAAGGGCGTTTCGATCTTCTGACCGAGACGCGGGTATGCCTCGATCCGCTTCATCGCAGGCAGCTTGATGCGCAGCCCCTGCTCGATCGCGTCGTGTAGCTGCTTCAGGTTTTCAAGCACGTCGTAGCGCCTTCAGTAGTTCGTAGTTCACCTCCTGACGGAGGATCACCAGCAACCTGTCTTCGCACGCCTTCGCAGCGCGTCGAAACGCCGGATCGCCGGTCTGTTCCCAAGCGACCGTCACCATGCGGTAGGGCATCCGTTCCTTGCCCGTCCGCTCGTAGATCGGCCCGTCCGGCTGGCGCTTCGACTGCCGCCACGCGCCCTCGAACGACTGGCGCCCCGCACGCATGCCCTTGCGCGTCTTCATCGCGTTGCCGAGGCGATGCGCCTCGATCGGGTTCAGGCCGAGCCAAACCTTGCCGGTGTCGGCCGACCGCAGGAAGAAGTAGAGCCGGCGGCGAATCACCTTCTGCGGGATCTTCGTCGCCGCCCCGACTTCCTTCGCGGTCTGGCTCTTGATCCACGCTGCCGTCTTGCGCAACGTGCGCCGCCACGCGGCCCGCATCGCGTTCGGAGTCAGCCCATGAAGAGCCGCCGTCACCTCGCGGATGTCGATCTCGACTTTCAGGTCGTCCATATGCGCTACTGGAGAGTGAGGATCGTCCAGCCCGTGCCGTCCGGATGCGCCTCGAGCACGCGATACCGTTCGCCGCTCGCGACCAGGACGCTGCCTTGCCGGACATTGGCAGCATCGCGGTCCCGTAGATGAAACACGGGCGCAACCAACTGCGTGCGTTGGCTGCCGAGATCCGGCCCGAGCCACGGCGACGCGAACATCCCGTCGACGGGTTTGCCGTCGATCGTGATATCCGCATCGCCAAGGTCACGCAGCACGGCCGAGTCGACGTCCGCGACCAGATCACGGAACGCCATGTCACGCCTTCAGCTTGACGATCGCCTTCGGGCGCGTGCACAGGTGGATCGGGTTCGACTGCGCCTCGATCTCGACGCCCTTGCCGAAGTCCATCAGCTCCTGCTTCGCGTAATACGGCAGACCGGTCGTGTTGACCGCCTCGACGTAGTCGGCCGGCGCGAAGCGCGTGATGAACAGCTCCGGGACACCCTCCGGCACCGCATACGCCTCGTCGTCGGGGACGTACCCGACGTCACCGACACGGCCGCGATAGCGTTCGAACGTGCAGCCGCCGATGTCGAACGCGTCGCGCGTGTCGCCGCGCAGCGACGCGGCCATTGCAGTGGCGAGATACGTTTCCTTCACGGTCCGCATCACGATCAGCTTGTTCCAGAAGTTGCGACCGCAGAGCACGCGCACCCCCGTGTACGTCGTCGCACCGAGCGCATCTTCGATCGCGTCCTGGACCTCCTGACACTTCTGCCGGATCTCGGTCGTTGCACTGTCCAGCTCGAACGCGAGCACCGTCTGCTTGATGCCGAAGTACTTCAACAGGTCGATCAGCACCGACTTGCCGTCTGCGTCCAGCACTGCCCCCTTGATCGCACCCACGCGGTGGAATTCGTGCGTCGCGTCGAGCTGACGACGCATCTTCCCGAGCCGGCGATTCACCACGGTCAGCAGCGCCTCCAGCTCAGTTTCCGAGCCGAACGCCCGCAGATTCTGGATCTCGTCCGCCTTGATCACCGCACGCTGCGGCAGGTGCACGGTATTGAACGGGATCATGCTTCGCTTGCTGCCGCCCACAACGGCGGCCGGCGAACCGCGCTCGCCGGCCGCGACGAGCGCGAGCGTGTCGCCATCGCGTTCGATCTGGATCGTCGTCGTCGTGATGCCGTCCTCTTCGAACAGCCCGAGTGTGCCAATCCGGCCGGGAACGTGCGGCTGCTCGTTGATCGCCGCACTCAGGGACGACAGCGAGAACGCATCGTCTTGAAACAGGGCGATGTCCGCCATACAACCTCCAACTTGAAGAATTGATACAAAAAAGGCCACGCGCATTGCGTGGCCTTCGAAGACGTGAACCGCGATCAGCGGATGATTACGTGGCGCTCGGTGAGGTCGCTACGGCCGGCTGCATCGAGTCCCGTGAGCAGCCCGCCCACAACTTCGGCGAGCCGGACGATCCCCGTTGCCGGGCGCGACGCTTCGGACGCCGACAGCGGCGCATACAGGATGGCCGCTGCGACTTCCGAACCGTCGTTCGCCGTGTTCAGGTACGGCGCATATTCCCCGGTGCCGGTCACGCCGAGCACCTGGCCGGCCGGCAGCGCCGGGCCGGCTTTGACGACGATGGATTCACGGGAGATCTGCCCGTTGCCCTCCGACACGAGAAATTCGGCGGGCAGCACGCCCTGTTGCTTCACATTCGACATGTGGTTCCCCTCCTCGGGTTACGTCAAAGTTACTTGCCGCCCTTGCGAGCGGCGTAGATGGATGCCGCACGCGGCGCACGCGCGTCGACCTGCGGCGCATTGGGTGCCCCCGGTGCGGGACGGTTGGTGATGCTCGACTGCGACGCCGTCACGCGCTCGAATAGCCGTGCGCGAACCTGATCGGGCGTCAACCCGTCCACGACGAAGCCGGCCGTCAGCTCGGTCAAGCTCGCTGCCAGACAGATGCCCGCGATGTCCTGCGCGCTGCGGATCGCAGCGTCGACCGTCGCGCGATCGCGCAGGCCCGTCGCCAGCACGATGCCCTCGGCGCAGTGTTCGATGCGCGCGTCGCGGCATGCGGCATACACGTGCGAAGCGAGCGCCGTAACGTCCGGCTTCGTCGACGGCGTCGGCGCAGGATCGGCCGGTGGATTCGGCTGCGGATTCGGAGGCGGCACCTCGCCGTCGTTCTCCAGCACCGCGCGAATCTCTGCCGGGACTGCCGAGAAGCGCGCAGCGAGCCGCGCAGCGCCCGCGTATGCCGCAATGCGGATCGGATCGACAATCGCGTCGCAAAACCCCTGCTCCTTCGCTTGCGCAGCCGTGAGCCAAGTCTCGGCATCCATGATCGCGCGGACCTCCTCTTCGGTCCGGCCGCTGCGCTCGACGTAGGCCGCCAGCATGCTGTCGGACGTACTTTCCAGCAGATCGGCCAACTTGCGCAGATCCCCGGCCTCGCCGGCCGCTACCGTATGCGGGTTATGAATCATCAGCCTCGCGTTCGACGGCATCTCGATCGTGTCGCAAGCCATCAGGATCAGCGACGCCGCCGACGCGGCAACGCCGTCGACGCGACCCGTCACCTTGCCGGCATGCCGACGCAGGGCGTTGTAGATCACGAACGCGTCGAACACGTCCCCGCCCATCGAGTTGATCGCGACGACGATCGACGTGGCCGTCGCCGCTACCTCGTCGAGCTTCGATGCGAACAGATCCGCGTCGGTACCCCAGAATCCGATGTCACCGTAGATTCGAATCTCGGCGACCTTCCCGTCGTCCGCGCTCGCTTGCGCACGGATGTCCCACCAACGCTTCTTTCCCTTCATTCGCCATCCCCTTTAAATGCGTCACCCGTGCCGTCAACCGGATCGAGCGTGTCATATCGAATCCCGAGCCGGCGCTCCCGCGCGAGATCGTCCGCGTTCTCGCGGTCGACCTGCTCCGGATCGTCCCCACGCGAGAGCACCGCACCGGACCGGCTCGCCAGCCCCGAGCGGATCTCCATCCGCTTCGCTGTAACGTCCTGCACCGGATGGATATACGGCCAGCCCTGCGGCACCCATCGCACACGCAGATAGTCGCGCCGGCTGCGGTAGTAGTCCGGCATCGGCATCGCGCCCGACAACGCGCACGCATCGACCCACCAGCGCCAGACCTTCCGGCAGAACTGGTGAATGAATACGTTCCACTGGATCTGTTCGACCGATCGCCGGAACTCGTTCAATATCACGCGAAGCACACGATCGCTCACGTCGCGCAAATCGCCCGTCATGACTTCATACGGCATACCGACCGATGCTGCTGCCGCCATCAATTGCTGCCGCATGAAGGGCCCGTAATCGGTCCCCGCTCCTGGCGGCTCGGCGAACGTGACGCTTTCACCCGGAGCCAGCTCCTGCATACTCCCCGGTTCGAGCGACACGACCGGCGAAAAGCCATCGACGTCGTACTCCATAGCGCCGCCCGTGATCGGATCTCCCGGCATTCCCGGTTCGGCAGGCGGCTTCGTGATGAAGCCGGCAAAGAGGTTGCTGACCTCCTGCCGAAACAGCACCGCGTCATCGAAGTTGTCCAGCGACTTGAGCCGCAGCAGCACGGTCGACAGCACGGGCACGCCGCGCACCTGGCCGGGCCGGAGCGCGAGAAAGACGTGTGCGATCTCGTCGGCCGGCACGCGCACGGTCTGCATGTTGGTCATCGACGCACGCCCATACTCGCCGGGATGACGCTTGAGCAGGTGATACGCAACCCGCCGACCGTCTGCGTCAAACTCCACCCCATTGACGATCTCGCCGCCCGGCACGATTTCATTCTTGTCCATCGGCAGCAGGTCGCCTTCGAGCAGTTCGATCTGCACCGGCACCGCCAGACCATCACGCGGACTGCGCATACGCCGCCGCACCAATACTTCACCATCGCTGAAGAACGATCGAGCGGCCAGCGTCTGCTGCCCCGGAAGATCGGACTGCCCCTCGGGGTCCATCTCCAGCAAACTGTCCTCCCAAAGTTGCTTTTGCATCTTGCGCACCGCTTCATTCGGATGCTGCGGATGCGCCTGGATGCCGGTGCCGATCGTGTTCGACACAAGGCGCTCGATGACTGCCTTGGCCCATCCCTCATTCCGGATCGCGTCGCGAACGCGAGACCGCATCAGCGGCAGGTTTTGCACCGCCGCTGCATTCGGTCCCGCGCCCGATACCCGCCACGACTTCGCCCGTGCACCCGCCGTGCTCGCCGACTCGTAGGCCGCCGCTTTCAGCCGCACCGGTACCACGAATCCACGCTGCGCGAGAGACGGATAACCGCGCTTCATCGCACCCCCTTGCCCGCGTGACGCAGCCGGACGATCGACGAACGTCCGGCTGCGCCATTCAGGTCGCGAATGATCTCGGTGCGGGCTTCGCGCAGCTCGCCGATCGACCGATATTTCACTCGCCGATCGGCATACTGGACTTCCAGCTCACCCTTCGCGATTGCCGACTGGATGTTTTGCAGATCCTGCTTTGTGTATGCCATGCCATTCCCTTGTTTAGCGGCGCTTCAAGTACGTCGAGCGACCAACACGACGACCCTGAATGCGCGAAACCCCGCTCGGGGGCGGGGTTTCGGCGGGTTTTACTACTGGCGGCGACGGCCGCGGAGCCTCGGTAACGACCACTTCGGCCGGCGGATCAGGTAGCGCCTCGACAGGCATGACCGTAGGCAGCGCCTCCAGCACCGGAACCGCATCGAACAGCGAGACCTGCGACGCGCGATGCTGCTCGACCTGCCAGTGCGCCTCGGTCATCAGGTGCACCTTCACGCTGCGGGCCGCGTGCAAGGCGTACCCTTCGCAGTCCAGCGCCTCGTTTCTTGGGCTGACCTTCTTCCACACGCGCTTACCGCCGCGCGGTCCCGGCACCTTGACCTCGGCGGTGAGCTGCGCAAGGTAGTCGCTACGGACGCTGCTATACCAGTGCATGCGACCCGGCCCGCTGCCGTCGAGCTTCAGGCGGTTTTCGAGGATCAGATCCTTCGCACGGCTGACGCCGACCATATACGGTCGCAGCCCGTACTTCGCCGCCTTGCTGTTGTTGCGCGTCGAGTCAATCGACGCCTTCGGCACGCTGAAGATCTCCGCGTCGACGTTGCTACTGCCCTTAACAGCCATCACGTTGTAACCGGCCTGCTGCGCCGCGCGCACATACTTGTACACCGCGTCCGACGTCGCTCCGTCCGACGAGTCGATCGACGTGGCACGTACACGCAGCAGCCAGCCGTTCTCGTGCCGGTAGGCGTGCGACAGCAGCATCGTCAACGCGCCCCATACACCGCCCGTCATCGGGTCTTGCTGCTGCTCCGTCACGTTGCCGTAGATCTCGCCCCATACGACGAGCCAGCTTTCCTCGCCGCGCCCCCATGCACGCAGGACGATCGCGAGGCGGTCGTGCTGCACGTCGACACCCAGCGTCAACAGCAGAGCTCCGGTCGGCACCGTCAGCTCCGCGTACGGCAACGCACGTTGCGCGAGCACGTCCAGCTCGGGCAGGTCGGTCTTGTATTTGTACGCCCGCCCCTGCGAGTTGTTCACGAACGCGCGCATCTTCGTATCGTCGCCCTCGCGCAACGCCTTGTCGGCCGTCAGCCACTTCTTCACCAGCTCGGCCATGTTCGAGCCGGGGAACGGCGACACCAGCTCGTTAATGCGGAAGCCGGCAACGCCGTAAAACGGTGCCGTCGCAACCCATCGCCCGCGACGGACAGCGCGTATACGCGTCGCGTCGTCCCACAACGAGCCGCATTGTGGGCAGGTGTAACGGGCCGACTCCGGTTGTGCACGGCCGTAGACCTCATGCGCGACGTCGGCGCCCTCGCTCCATGTGACGTTTTCCCACACCAGCTCATGCTCTTCGTCACAATCGGGGCACGGCACCAGATACACGCGCTGATCCGACGCGGCATAACCCTGCTGGATGCGCGACAGACCATCGACGGTCGGCGTGCCACCCAAGATCATCTTGCGTCGCCGATCCGAATAGCTCTTGATCCGCTCTTCGAGCAGCGTGATCGAATCACCTTGCTCGCGCACGTTCGTGTTCGCGTCGTCCGGCTCCTCGACCGCGACGACAGGGGCCGGCGTCGACTTCACGTCGTCCGGCGCGTTCGATGTGACGAACTTCAGGAAGCCGCGCGCGAACGTCTTGTGATCCCACAAGTTATTTTTGTCGCGAGCCGCGTGGACCGGTAATTTCGCCGACAGGCGAGGCGTCACCTCGACCATCGGTTCGAACTTCTCCAGATTGAACTTCTTCGCCGTCTTCTCTTTCGGAAACATGACGACCATCGGACACGGATCGACGTCGATCCGCTTGCCGATGTAGTTCAACAGCACGCCGTCCGTCCACGCAACCTGCGCCGACTTCATGCAAACGACCTTCTGCACGGTCGGATCGTCCAACGCTTCGTGCATGCCGAACACCCACGGCGTGATGTTCGGGTTATATCGGCCGGGACTGGCCGATCCCTTCGCGCTCAACCGACGATGTTTGCGCGCCCACTCCGTCGTCCCAATCTGCTCCGGCGGGCGCAGCATCGTCGCGATCCGGCGAATCACCGCGTGGACTGTCTGGGTCGTATTCAGAAAGCTGCTCAAGGCATCCATATATATGCTCGTTCAACCATTCGACGTCCGCCGAGACGCCATATAGCGTGTGCAGCTCCTGCACCAGCTTGTCGGAGAGCGACAGCAGCTCCGTTTGAAATGCGCCGACCATCAGGCCGTACGCCTGCTCCAGCTGCGCGACGTTGACGAGCTGGCCTTGCTTCTCGGCCAGCGTCAACAGCTTGAGCTGCCTGTCCACGCGCTCAGTCATCGCGCGTTCGGCGACGAGATCGATGCCGGTCTCGCTGGATCGGCCAGCAGCCATCTCACGAAGGTGCCGGATGTACGCGACGCGGATCTCGTCGATCGACACCGCCTTGTAGTCGAGCCGGGCCTTGTCGACGAACCGCGAAACGGCCGACTGATCTAGGTCCAGGTGCTCGGCGATCTGCTGCTGAGTCGGCATGAATATGACCCCCTATGGAGACTCGCCAGTAGAGAAAAAGCGCGGGTGCGAGCCCCCGCGTATGGCGATGCCCGGAGGGTCCCCGCCTGCTCAAAAAGTAGGCAGACCCGCACCGATCGCGACATCGGCGGTCGTGCCGTCGCCCGCTCGGTCCATCGCCCACACGACACGATCCATCGCGTCGTCAAACACGAAGCACCGCGCGGTGACGCGCCCCATACTTCGATCTTCATCCCACGTCGACCAGACCTCGCTCGGCCCGGCGATCGTCGACTCGATTCGCATTTCAGTGCTCCAATGCAAAAAGCCCTGAGGGCTTTCGCACTCAGGGCTTTCTAAGCCTTACTCTCCAAAAACTTCGCTACGTCGAACGGAGGTCCAGTCCGCGCAATTGGCAACCCGGCGTCTATTCGTTTCGCAGTACGCTTTGCGGCACTGAACAGCAGCATGATCGTAGTCATGGAAGCAATGAATTTCAGCCGCAGATCCGGGAACCTCGCCGGCTCCGCGTACACATACATCACAAGACCGTATGACCGGTCCTCTGCTGCCCACTTGGCGATTTGCTCGACTCGCTCCCTATGGTTAGCAAGAGACAGCTTAGGATCGGTAGCATTATGGGCGAAATCGTTTCTGATCTTTCGTAGCGTTTGGAGTACCGTCGCAAAGTCTTTTTCGATTACGCCCAATCGCTCTGCCAGTTGAATTTTTGTCCCGAACGAAGAAAGCGCTTCCCCTGGATCGAACAGCGGGTCTCGCTTTCCGCCTACCGGTCGAAATGCACGCTTGAGAATTTCTTCAAGGTCCGCGTCGAGTTTTGCAACCCCCAAGACCACGACGGCACGCTCACTCTCGTGCATAAACAAGCGCAAGATCTCGCTTTCGACCTTGCCGTCAGAATCATCAGCCCCCGCATCGGCCATTCCGCCACCTCGACGTGTAAGCAAGTCGCAAAAAGCCCCGAGAGCTTTCGCACTCAGGGCTTTGGAATTCATTTCGTAAGGGCGAACGCCCTCCCAACAGATCCCGACAGACAATTATCGTTGTTGGTCGCGGCGCTCCCGCGATTCAGTACGCCTGTCGGGCGAAGGTTGCGACACGAGTATGCGGTCGCTCATTTTTCCAGTGACGCGGTAAAGGATGTGCAGAGTTTAAGCGATCCGCTCTTGAAATGGAATACGTTTCATCCTCGCAATTGTCGACGCAATGTGTCGTACACCGATCCATCTACCGTATCCAACAGCGCGAGCATGTCGTGAAAGCGCCACGACCAGTTCTTCCGATACTCGTCGAGCGATACGCCGAGCGCGTGCGCCCGACCAGCGTCGTCGATCTGCCGCTTGGCGGAACCGGAACAGCAGGGGCAAATATGCCGGCCCTTCGAATCCGAAGCCGGCGACGCAGCGATCCGCCCCATCCCGCCGCAGTCGTCGCATGGTTCGTATTCCCGAAAGACCAGCGGCCCGTTACGCCCCTCGAAGAACGGGATACGCTCCTCCGACACACACACCTTCCCGCTGCCTCCACACACATCGCACGCATGCGTTGATGTCGTGACGACACGCGCGCGACGCACGACGCCACGCCCCTCGCACTCTGCACACTGGTCGTTCACCCACTCGTCCAGCAACCGCAGCGCGAACCGTTCGACGATGTCGACCTTCGACCGCTCGACAGCATGCCCCGCACGTTGCTCGCGACGCTCGTCGCGCGAGAGGCCCGTGAACCGCGCACGCTTGAATCGACCCGACGTCCGGATCATCTGCGCCAACAGCAACGTTGCACGCCGAACCATCGCAGGCGTCGGCAGCGGCCCGGCCTTGATCCGGGCCAGCGAGCTACCGAGATCGTTCGCAAAGGCGAGCGCGCCCAAAGTAACTTTAGGATCGGCAATCGGGTCGGTGAACTGACCACGAACGCTCATAGCAACGCCCACCCGCTCCTTCAAATCGATCACGACTCTCTCCTATTCGTCCTAATGTCTCAATGTCCCAAGGGAAAAGGCTTGCAGGGGTGCGCGCCTGCGACATGCGCGACATGCGCCGCTCACGTCGCGCATGTCGCGCCCCCGCACCCGCGCCCGAGACCGCGCCTTGGGACATTGGGACATGGGACGTCCACAGCGCGCCAAGGCGGGGCTAGTGGCGCGCCTGCCGTGCTGGCATAGCGCGCCACGCGATCACAGCGGACTGTCGTCATCACCCGCCGCGACCAGCTCACGTTCGACTTGCGGCTCTTGCTCTTCGCACACGTAGTACCAACCGCGCGCCCCGGTCGACTCGCGCTTGCGCACCCACCCGAGCGACTTCAGCGCCTTGCCGATGCGACGCTGCTCCGCCAGCGTCCACTTCGACGTATCCAGCTTCAGGATGTCCGCGAGGATCTCTTCCATCGTCGTGCGCGACACGAATTCCAGGGCCTTGGCGATCTTGTCCTCGTACACATCGCCCTCGTACCGCTCCGCCTGCTCGATCTCGAACAGCGGGCGCTCATGCTCTTCTACGTGCCACACGACGCCCGATCGATACAGGTGCACGGCTTCCGCCCAGAGCTGTTCGCGAACGGCCACAATGCCGTCGATGTCGACCAGCCCGCCGACACGCAGCGGCCAGTAACGCCGATTGCCCGATTCGTCTTTCAGGTACGTGTCGAAGTTGACCGAGCCAGCGAACACGCACTGACGCGGAACATCCGTCGCCCGCTTGCCGTAGAAGTTGCGGAACCGGTCGACGGCCGTCGCGAAGAAGCTCTTCACCGCCGACGAGTCGGCCTTGTTCAACGAGTCCAGCTCGGCCAACTCGATCACCCACTTCCCGGCCAGCACCGCGTACGTGTCTTTGTTGCCGATCTGGATCGGCGTGTCGGTGAACCACGGAGCGCCGGCCAGCACCTTCAGTGCCGTCGATTTGCGATGCCCCTGCTTGCCTTCGAGAATCAGGACGTTGTCGACCTTGCAGCCCGGCTCCATCACGCGCGCGACAGCGGCGATCATCCATTTCATGAACGCGAGCTGCACATACTCGCTGTCGGCCACGCGCAGGTATGTCGACGGCATCGATCGCACGCGCGACACGCCGTCCCATTTCAGTCCTTCGAGGTATTCGCGCACGTCATGGAAGTGGGTCGCGTCCGCCACCAACAGAACCGCGTTCATCACGATGTCGGTACGCACCGAGAGGCCGTATCGCTGCGACAACCAAAGCGCGCAACGCTGATCGTCCATGTCGGTCCACTCACCCTTCACGCCTTGCAGGAACGGCGGCGCCTTGCGCTTCATCACGCGGCCACCGAAGTCGTCCTGCTCGATGACGCCCCGCCATGCCTTGTGATTCGACAGGATCATGTGCACGTTGCCGAGCGTCGGCAATAGCGTGCCCTTGTCCGACCGCGCGAGATCCTGCTCCCACGTGTGCGCGCCGTTCTCTGCCTCGCGGCCATCCCATTCCGGCTGTCTCGCGGCAGCGGACGTCGCGGCGGGTTTCGTTTGCGCAACGTCCGCGGCCGACACGGCCATCACCGCCGGCCGGATGTCTTCATTCGCTGGCGCGATGACGCGCAGGATTGCCGCCTGAATCTGCGCCTCCACGGCTTCGAAGCCCTCTTCGACATGCAGGTCATTGAAATCGGTCAGCTTGCGCTCGCCGCGATTGGCGAAGGCGGGATAGACGACGCTGACATCGTCGACCGTCGCTGCCGCCTCGTACGCACGCTTCAGGCCCGTGTTCTCGAAGCGCTTACGGCGCAGTGGCATCACGTCGTTACCGTAGCTCACCTCGACGTACGGCACGCCGTTGTCGTCACGACGGCGGGACACGGCAACCATGTACCACGTGTTTTTCGCCTCGATCCGCACCGGGTCGGCACCAAACACCAGCTCACCACGGAAGGCGAATTCGTCGGCGAGCCAGTCGCGCATGCGCTGCTCGATCTTCCAGTCGTCGTCGGCGCAGACCAGCACGTGCACATCCGGATACGTCGCACGCAGGTAGCGCACGGCAGGGAGGATGCCGCCCGCATCGAAGCAGATATCGACCGCGAACGCATCATCGATCGCCATACGGATTGCGCGTGCAGTCGCGTAGCCTTCTGCGACCAGCACGACCTGGTCGTCCGGACCGACCTCGCCGAGCACGTACGATGCGCCCTTCTTCTCCATGCCCTTGTTGAAGCGCTTCGCGCCGTCCGGCGTGATCTTCTGCAGACCAACCAGACGCGGCTCGTCGTCGCCATACTGGAACATCGGTACAAACATCGTGCCGTCTGCGTCGAAACGGACACCCTCGGCCGTGATGTGCTTGCGGTCCAGGTATGCGGACTCGCCATGTTCCGCCGCGCGGCTCCACTGGTCGCGCGCTCGGTTCGCGGCGAGCTTCGCCTGCCGGGCTTCGCGCTCGGCATGTTCGCGATCGGCCGCCTCCTGCCGGCGACGGGTTTCGGCGAGCCCTTCCTCGCTCAACGGTGCACCGCTCCATTCGAATCGCTCGGTGCCCGGATCGTCGCCTGAGAAATGGCCGAACGTACCGCCATAGCCGATTACCGCGCCCTTGCTGATGACCTCTCGAAGCTGATACCAGTATTTCTTGCGCGGCCCATACCGATGATGTTTGCCGTCCGCGACCGGATGGCCGGCAGGCAGGTCGGGATGCCCCGCCGCGCGTAATTGCTGAATGATCTGGTCCAGTGTCGCCATACGATAATTCCCTCGATCAAAGTTACTTTGGCCGCATGTCGCGGCCAGATCACGATGCGTTGAGCCACGCCGATATTCGACGCGGCTCCCTGTTAGTTCGCACGCCGAGCAGCACCCAGCTCGACGAGACGACGGTCGCGTTCGAGCTTGTGAGAAAAGCTTCGCCATACGGCGCGACCCGCCGCATAGCACTGCCGTCCGCTCGGCGAGCGGCTGTACTGCGATGCGCCGTGTCGCAATGCACTACTGATTCCGTTTACGTTCAAATGTGTCTCCGGTTATTTGCCGCGCAGTCGACGCCATTCCGCCGACATGAGATCGTCGAACGCGGCAAGGTCCAGCGCGCAGAGACGATCGGCAAGCTGATCGCGGAACGCGTGACGTTCCGTCTTGGTTGCGAGCGCGGCGCATGCGCGTGCAGCTCGCTCAACGAACAGGCGCACGTGCCCCGCTTCGTTCGCTTCCGCAAGAAGCGGGGCAAGCCGATCGGGGAACGTAGCGACGAGATCTGATAGCAAGCGCCCAGCATCGGCGGACGCATGCTCGAATCGGGATGCGAGTGTCATTCGGGCACACGCCGATTGCTGCTCGGGCGAGCAGCACAGGCCGACCTGTTCGCGCGCGGGCCGGCAGCACCCCATGCCGCGCTTAAATCGCTCCATGACGACGACGGCGACGAGCGGCGAGGTTGCGAGCAGCATGAATCAAGCGCTGGAACAGCCGCTGCCCCTTGCGCCCCGTCGCGATGATCTGCTCCGCCCCGCTGTCATCGATGCGCTGCTCCTCAAGCACACGCGTCACATCGTCCGCAACGCGCCCTACGTGAACCTGAAGGTGCAAAGCGGTCTTGACGAGATGCACGTCGACGCCCGGCTCGATCTCGTCATCGGCAGCATGCTCATCGACGTACTCAGCAACCAGCCCGAAACGCGCATTCAACGCATGCAGCGCATCGAGCGCGTGCGTCTTTGCCTCGGTCTTTTCTTGCATCCATTCGATCAGCAGCTCGAACATTTCCATCGACAAGCGACTGTCTCCTACGCCGCGCAGGCGCAGGCGAAGCGATTCCGGCGTGATGTTCTTGCCGCGCCGGACCGTGAGGTGATTCGCCGCGTCGGCGACACCGCCCGGCGTGTTGCGAACGGACGTATAGAGCACGTCCAGCCATTCGGTACTGTCGTATCGGCAGGTCATATCGGTACTTTGGGAATGCGCCGCTTTCATGCTGTCGCGGCGGATGCGCATTGCTTACGATTCAGCAAACGGCTGCGGTGACGGGGACCGGCTCATCGCGCTCGACGCTCTGGCGAGATGCTTCGGCCCTGACGAAATAGTCGTGAAGCGCCTGCACGTTCGATACGCGCGGGTCGGTAACTCTGGACAAGGCGATCTTGGTCAACGTGTCGTACGGCACGCCCGAGTCTTGCGCGATGCGCCGCCATTTGCCCTTGTTCTTATGCAGTTGTTCGGTTACGAACTCCAACCAAGTGCTCACACGCTGACTCATATCGTTCCCCAATTAGGTGCGGGATTGATTTTAAGTCTTATTTGGCTATTTTTCAATCAGCCGACAGCCCGGGAAAAGTAACGAATGTCTAGCCATATTTGGCAACATCAACGTATGAACAAGACACCCGCCCGCGAAATCCTCGCGCTCAAGCTGAAGCAACTGATGGACGCGCACCCGACGCTCAACACGCAGGGGAGACTCGCTGCGCGCGCAGGACTGGCGCAGCGAACGGTTGGGCGCATGAGGAACAATGAAGCCGATCCGCAACTCGGCCACGTTGAGGCTGTCGCTGACGCACTCGGCGTGTCTCTCGTCAGCTTGATTTCTGACGAATCACCGAGCGGGGATGGACTTCAGTACGACGCAACGGCCATCGCGCAACTGTCCAATGAAGACCGGAAAAAGATCGAGTCGTACATTGAATTCGTCCTGAGTACGAGCGGCGCGGCCCGCATGGGGGGCAAGGAGACAGTGAATATTTCGGAAACGATGCCGGCGTCGAAGGCACAAACCACATCGGTTCGACGAGCAGCTCAACGACCATTATCAGACAAAACGTTGAGCATCAATGAAGACCAAAATCACGCCACCGAGGGAAAGCGCGGGCATCGCTAACCTGTCCGCCTTTCGTGCACTCAAGTTTCAGTCGCCGTCAAACACGCCTCCAGAACCCCGCCGCGATCGGGAGGCCGTCGCTCGAAATGCCCTACTGGGCGAACTATCCTCGCGGAGTTCCCCTGTTATCGCATACGCCGCCGTGCTCATGTCTGAGAACGGCGACATCACTTTGTCAGCCGCAGGGATTGAACCGGAGTTCGCCCCGGCGATCCAGTCCGGCCTGACCCGCATCCATGACCGAATCGACGAGCGCACCCGTCGTCGTCGCCGAGGCAATCAGGCCGGGTTCACACAAATCATCCCACTCATCTCGGCCGCGATTCTTGCGGCAACGTACATCAACGTAGTGCCGTGGATGGACGTTGCGCTTTCCGTTGTCGGCCAACTGCTGGCCGGCGTCGCCGTTATGCGACGCGATCGGACTCACACCCGGGCCCAAGACAAATAAGACGATCTGGACACGTCACCCCACCTAATACTCGATCAAAATAAGTCATATTAGGCTTGACCATACAAGCCATTAAAGACTAATCTCCGGATAGCGCAATGTCGCGCAAACCCGGAGATCCACCATGAAAACTACTGATCAGCACGCGGAAGCTCGCCACGACTGGCTCCGCGACGTACAAACGCCCCGCGTCACGCCGTCCGAACCAGCCCGCCAAAGCAACTTTGAAAAGTCACCGATCTTCCGCTGGACGATCGTCGCCGCCCTCTTATTCGTCGCCGTGAACGTGTTCCAGGACGATCCCGTCGCCGGTCCGCCGAACGCCTACCACGTCGCCGTCTAATCCGCCCCGACCCTGCCGGGGCATGCGCTCCCGGCGTCATGGAGACCACCATGCCGCGAATCAAAGCCCGCACCCTTCCCCTCGTCGACGTCGAGCGTCGCGACACCCTCCAGCTGCGCTCTGTTGCTCGCTACGACCGCAACGCAAAGCGCCCGACAACGCCGATTCTCGTCGGCAAGTACGTCGTCGGTCGCCGCCCCTTGGCCGACAGCGTACATACGGAGTATTTGATCCTCGACGGCACTGAGATCGCTGGCAAGCAGATCTCGGTCCCGGACGAAGGCGACTGCGCCAACGCCATCAAGCGTCTGCGCGGCACGAAACGCGCTGCAGGTATCGCGGCATCCGACGCGATCGCCAAGGGCAAGAAGCCGCGTAAGCCACGCGCATTCACGATCCGGGAGGCCGCATGACGCCTACACCGGCACACGGCGCACAGACATTCAGTCCGTTCGTGGACATGACGGTCCACCAGCGCGCAGACCTCACTATTCGTATCCTCGACGTGTTCCGCCACCTGACCCGTGCGATGACTTCCGAGGAGGTATGCAAGGTTCACTTCCCTGACATGGCGAGCGTCGCAGCGCAGCACATCGACAAGCTCGCGCGCGGAGGACTGCTTCGTCGCCAGCCTCGTCCTCATGATCTGCGCTTCGTCTACTGGCTGCCCGGTTCCGATGCCGCCCCGCCGCTTCCGATTCCGTGCAAGCAAGCGGACGGCACGTACTCCAGTGACGCTGACGACACGTTCAAGCCCCGACGTGCAGCGTCCGCGGCCGTCGCGGCGGGCTCGATGCACACGCGGCCCGCGTTCCACCCGATCGTCACACGCAACCAAGGGAGCCACGTCGCCGTCTCGTTCCCGCACCTGTACCCGCTCGAGGTCACGGCCGACTCGCTCCAGGATTCCGCCGCGCAGGCATTGCGCTATCTGCGCCTGTTCCGCCAGAGCATCGACCTCGAAGTCGCTCGCCTCGAACTGCTCGTTCAACGCCGGAGGACCGCATGATGGACGACCGCACACAACAGCTCGACCTGACCGCGCCGATCCCCACCGGCAACACGAAGGCCGCAGCGGCCGCTGCGGGCGCAACGTCGGCGGACCTGTGGATGGTCCCCTACGAGCAACTTCACTATGACCCGGCGGACAACATCCGTCCGGTCGACACCGAATGGGTGGCACATCTTGCTGCGCTGATGCGAGCGAACGGATACGACAAGGGTTCCCCGCTCCATTGCTACGCCCGGAAGGTCGACGGCAAGGATCTTCTCTACGTCTACAAGGGACAACACCGCTATCTCGCGGCCGGACACGTCATCAAAACCGGAAAGAACCTGGGCAAGATTCCAGTCGTCGTCCGTGCCGCCGATACCGTCAACCGCGCCGAAATGGTGATCGATGGCTATCTCAGCAACGACAGCAAGCGGTCATCGCCACTTGAGCTGGCCGCAGCCGTTGCCGAGCTGCGCGACATTCACGGCATGACTCTCGCAGCGATCTGCGAACGCCTGAACGTCACTGACCAAACGATTCGCGACGTCGGCCTACTCGAACGCGCACCGGTCGAACTGCATCAGATGGTTCGCGACGGCGCAGTCGCCGGCACGCTCGCGATTGAGCAGATCCGCGAACACGGGGCAGACAAGGCACTCGATCGGCTGCAGAAAGGCGCGGCGAAGGCCGCTGCATCTGGCAAGGCCCGCGTGACTAAAAAGCACCTCGACGCAGCACCCGCGCCGTCGACGGACGCGGACGCCCCCGTCGAGGCACAGGCGCCATCGAAAGCGTCCCCGCTCCCGACCGCGTCCTCCAAGATCAGCGAGCCGTGCGCAAAGCAACTTTTGCAGGCCCTGCAGGCGGTGCTGCACGACAATGGTTTCGGCAAGCTGGCACCCGCGACGATCGACGCCGTTCACACGGCACTGATGCCGCTTACCGACCTGCTCGACGCGAAGCCGACCGGGCCGCGCACGTATCCGTTAGACACACCGAATGAACACGGTGTGTTCCCTGACTGCGAGTCGATCAATGCCCCCGCCCTTAAGCGAGGCGGACAGCCCGTCGCCGAAATTCGCCTTGCCCAACCGAAAGCGGGAAAGTGGATCTTCAGCATCACCGTGCGCGCGGGCACGGGTTGCTACTCGAGCCTGCCGTCAATCGAAACGCTCTCGCATGCACTGCCAACGCGCGGGCAAGCAATCGGAACTGCGACCGCCGCAATCAGCCGTCTATTCGAAAGTGAGTATCGGGACTCGAAAGAGTATCGCGTCTGGCAAAAGTGGCGCGACCAGCTGCTGGCGATGCGCGATTCGGACTGGACAGATGACATGAGCCACCGGAACAACGGTCGCGAAATCGGCGACGACAAGGCGGCAGAACGCACGCCGCTGCCACCCGAGTCCGCATGGCCGTTCCCGATCGAGGCCGAACGCGCACGGCATTCGCGCACGAGGAGCGCTCAATGACCCCGCGCGCGGCCCCTTCTACCCCACGTCCGCTGCCGCGAAAGCGGGAACACGCGAAGAAGCGCCCGGCTATCGCGCTGGCGAGCGTCAACGGCACTTCAATGCAGTCGGACAACGGCGGGCTGACGCCCGCAAAAGCGATCCAGAAGGACGAAGCGCCGCTCGCGCGGCGCAAACCTATCCAGACGAACGAAGCCTTGGCGGATACCCGCCAAGGCAGGCTCGCGCGACTCGACGCCCTTCGCATCGAGATCCGCGCATTGATCACCGAGATCTCGCATGCGGCCGACGTCGAGCTGCTGGACCTGATGGCCGACGAGATCGGCTCGTTCGCCCGCCACAAGGCGGCGCAGGATGCGCGCACCTGGGCGGCGACCGCCGGCATCACGCTGGAAACCGGCTTGATGCAACTCGCTCGCGCACTGCCTGGCACGGCCGATGAAGCAACGAACAATCAAGGAGCATCCGCATGACCGTTGCAATGAAACCGATCTACCTCGATATCGAATCGGTCTCCGCTGCAATCTCCCTGTCGCCGGCGGTCATTCACAAACTCGTCCGGCAAGAAGAGTTTCCGAAGCCACGCGCGCTGTCAGGTCGCCGTGTCGGATGGCTTACGCGAGAAATTGAAGCATGGGCGGAGGCCCGGACACCGTCAGAGTTTCTGCCCCCGCCAAATTGTGGGACGGGCCGCAAGAAGGCTATCGCACATGCGCCTGACTAACCGCCTCGAGCTTCACGTCCAATTTCGACAACCACTGCCGGCGCTCGGCGTCATAGTCGTGACGATTGTAGACACCGCCGACACCCGGCAGCATATGCCCGATGATTGCCTCCCCGATCTCGTACGGACACCCGAGCGCAGCCAGCATGGTCCGTGCCGTTCGCCGGAGATCGTGAGGTGCCCAATGGGTGACCGCAAGGCGCGGCCGCACCTGCTCCGGCCGCGTTTCGCTGTAGGGCATATGAAAATGAACCGCTTGCCCGAAAACTTTCTGCTGCATCGGGCCGCCACGCTCTGCCGGAAACAGCCAACCTGTTCCGTAACGCTCAAGTCGACGACGGACGATTGCTTCTGCGCGACCAATTAGTGGCACCCGCAAGTCGGTCGCATTCTCGTGGCGGGCGTTTTTCGTCTTGACCTTCGGTATCGTCCACCAAAGTCCGTCCGGCTCTTCCACAATCTCCCGCCCTTCCATCCCGCCAATCTCAGCGCCACGTGTTGCCGTCCAAAGATACAGTGTCAGTGCGTCCTCGACGTTGCGACTGAAGTTTGGCAACCAGTTAATCACCGCGCCCGCCTCAACATCGCTCAGAAACCGCTTCACGGTTCCGGTCGGCTGCCCCTGAATGCGCTTCCCGTTGCTGCGCAGACGACCGCGCATGACCTGGCGCCACCAGTTCGGCGAGGACTCAGGCAATTTGCCGGCGTCGAGCGCATAGTCCCACGCAGCGCCCAACTCAAGCCGGAGCTTCGATGCCTGCACGGGGATGTGGCGAAATGAATCGATCTTGGTAAAGGCACGCTCGCGCGTCAGCTCGACGGCAGGCGTCTCCGCGAGATCTCCGATCATGGTTCGGAACATCCGGGCAACTTCGGCGGCCCCCTTCGATTTCCGATTGTGCTCCACGTGCCCTTTCAGGTACGCCGCACACACTTCACCCACTGTCGGCGAATCCCCTTGCTGTACCATTACGGCGACAGAGCTGAGTGCTTGTCGCTTAGACAGTGCGGGGTCGTTGCCTGCGTTGCGCTGGTCCCTCAAGCGCTCCCATTCAACGGCCGCAGCTGCGATTGACAGCGCTGGCCATTCGCCGATTTTGATTTGTCGCATGCGCCCGTCGACGGGCGATTTGTACCGGTAAATCCAGCTACGACGCGACGCCGTTGCCTCAAGCCGTAGCCCGGGACAACCGTCGATAGTTAAATGTGCACCGGGCAAAAGTTGCTTTGCCGTGCGCGCGTCAAACCGCAT